GGTGATGGTTCGCATCCGACCGCAAGCAAAAGAACTGCTTGTTGCCGCCTCGCAGGACCAGCGCCGCAGTCAAGCCAGCATCGTCGAGGAGTTGATCATTGACGGACTGGCTCGGAAGTACAGTAGTTTGGATGTTCGTTTGTCAGCCATGTTGAAAGGTCAAGATGAATCAACTCAAGTGGGAACCCCCTCCGGGGACTAAGGTCACAATGCCTAGTGTCCTGATCACGGACAAGAACTATCACTTCACCAGGGAGGCAGATGTGCAGGCAACCTGGAAGCGTTTTGGTTGGGTTCCACCGGAGCCTAAACCACAAAGAGGGAATGATGAATGAGTTGGCTCTTTTCGCAGGCGCTGGTGGAGGAATACTTGGGGGGAAACTCCTTGGATGGAGAACAGTCTGTGCCGTCGAGTGGGAACCATACCCAGCAAGCGTACTGTGCGCCCGACAAAATGACGGTTTTCTCCCGCCTTTCCCGATTTGGGATGACATACAAACCTTTGACGGAAAGCCGTGGCGAGGAATTGTTGACGTTGTATCTGGAGGGTTTCCATGCCAAGACATCAGCGCAGCAGGAAAAGGTGACGGACTCGACGGCGAGCGATCAGGAATGTGGACGCACATGGCGCGCGTGGTTGGCGAAGTTCGACCCCGATTCGTGTTCGTGGAAAACTCCCCAATGCTCACTACTAGGGGAGGAACCAGAGTCATTGCAGACCTTGCCGCGCTGGGGTATGACACGCAATGGACTGTTATGGGAGCAGCAGACGTTGGAGCCAATCACCAGAGGGACAGAATTTGGATTGTTGGAAAGATGGGCAACGCCAACAACGATGGATACATTGCCTCCGAAATCAGACAAAGCACTGGAGAAAGAAGCAACGCAAGTTCGTCCAGGCAGAGCCAAGCCAGCAAACTTGAGGGATCAAGTGAGCAATATGCACAAGTGGCCTTTTCCAAAAGCCAGAGATTGGAAGGATGGAACGACACAAGGCACACAGAACAGGGACAGTCCAGACTTAGGCAAATTGGTTGGTCAGTCGAAGGAAACTGGTGCTTTGAACCCAACGTGGGTCGAGTGGCTCATGGGGTGGCCGCTAGGGTGGACAGACTTAAAGCCATTGGCAACGGACAAGTCCCTCTCTGTGCAGCAGAAGCATGGAGATTGTTAATTGACCAAGGATGAAGCACATAAGTTGCTTGACCAGATTAAGGAGGGCACATCAGCTTCTCCAGAACAGGTTGTTGCGGCACTCACTCTTACAGGAGACATTGATGTCTTTCGCAAAGCACCAGATAGCACTGAAGAACAGCAGTCGGCAGGCTCACCCAATGAGACTGTGCAGTTCTTGTCACTCGGAGAAGCCTCCAGAGGGCGGGATAAAAATGTCGGAAAGCAAGTGGCTTTGTGCTGGCTGCTGGCTAAAAAGGGCTAGGAAATCGTGACCTTTGTTGTGAACTTCCGGGTAGACGGAGAGCCAGTTGGCAAGGGCAGACCAAGGTTTGCTCGGCAGGGTGGATTCGTCAAGGCATACACGCCTGCCAAGACTGCCAAGTGGGAGGACGTAGTGCGTGACCATGCTAGACAGGCAATGGGCATGAGCGAGCCACTAGAAGGGCCGCTGGCGCTGTCTGTCAGGGTGTGGAAGGGTATCCCTGCATCGTGGTCAAAGAAGAAGCAGCATGACGCTGTTATCTCCGAGATCAGACCCATTGGCAAACCGGACATTGACAATTACGTCAAGGCAGTCATGGATGCAGGCAATGGGATTCTGTGGGTGGATGATAGCCAGGTTGTGGAACTGCACAGCATGAAGGCTTATTCCAAGTATCCTTGCGTTGAGATTTTTGTTGCGGAGATATTGCCATGAATGAATCTGTCAAGCGAGGATTGAACTTCCTGAACCCAGGCACAGTGGTTCCCATTGATGTCAAGACTGTGGCTGATCTTCACGCTGCGCTCAGGTACACGGTTGAGCAGTTGAAAGCATTGCGTGACGAGATGGAAGAACTGCAAGACGAGGATGACAAGCCTGAGTTCCGTGACTGTCCAGTGTGTCGCCAGGATGTTCTGATGTTGACAGGCAATGGATTTAACTGGAAGTGCGGTACTTGTGGGCATTACGAGAGAGTTGAAAGGCAGGAACCATGAAAAAGAAAAAGAGACTGACAGTGTTTGTATCAGAGGACATTGACAAGATCAGGAGTCGTCTGCATGAGGAGACTGGTGTTCTGATGACCTATGTGCAGTTGTTCGATTACCTGATCAACTATTACTACAAGAACCAGAAGGTTCAAACAACCTGGAGATGATGTGATCCACTATCACGGACTACCGATTACGCCAGCGACTGCTGCTCACAAGGCGATTGACGCTGGTCATGCCTTTGTATCGTTTGCTCACTCTGATCAACTGGCTGTTGCCATTGAGGTTTGTCAGTCGTTTGCGCTGGACAATGGTGCTTTCTCTGCTTGGAAAAGTGGCAATCCGGTAAAGGATTGGACTGCCTTTTACGATTGGGCGATGAACATCAAGCGTGTGCCATCGTGTGACTTTGCCGTTATCCCAGACGTAATTGATGGGACAGAGGCAGACAATGATGCGTTGCTAAAAGACTGTCCATTTCCTGCATGGTTTGGCTCACCAGTTTGGCATTTGCACGAGAGTCTGGAACGACTAGAGCAATTGGCAAACACCTACGTCAGAGTCTGCATTGGTAGTTCAGGTGAGTATGCCCAGGTTGGAACGTCTGACTGGTGGTCAAGGATGGGGCAGGCTATGCGCGTGATCTGCGACGACATGGGCAGACCGGTATGTAAACTGCATGGACTCAGGATGCTTGATCCTGCGGTGTTCTCCAAGTTCCCATTCTCGTCAGCTGACAGCACGAACATTGGTAGAAACATTGGGATTGACAACAACTGGAAGACTGGAAATTACCAACCGCCAACCAAAGAGATGAGGGCGCAGGTCATGCGTTCTCGGATTGAGGCATTTAACGCCCCGGCAACCTGGGGATTTCCGCAAGTTGAACAAGGATTATTGCTGTGATTTACCCCGCTATTTACATTGCCAGTCTGGTCGCTGCCAACTTATTGGTTGCATTGATTGGACCGTGGTTCAGTGTCATCAACTCGTTTGTTCTGATTGGTTTGGACTTGACCCTGCGAGACAAGTTGCATGACAGATGGGATGGCAACCCACTGAAGATTGGTTCTTTGATTGTTGTTGCTGGAGCAATCAGTTATCTTCTGAATCCCGCATCAGGACAGATTGCCATTGCCAGTGTGGTTGCCTTCTGCCTGTCGATGGTCGCAGACTCGTTGGTTTACCAGAAACTGAAGGATGAGCCGTGGGAAAAAAGGACGACCGCATCTAACTTGGCAGGGGCGGGAGTGGATTCGATTGTCTTTCCGACGATTGCTTTTGGTGGACTGATGCCAGAGATTGTGGCAATGCAGTTCGTGTCCAAGGTGGTTGGTGGATTCGTTTGGACAAAGTTACTTAAAGGACAACCAGCATGAACGACAAGATCAAGGAAATCGAGCGCAGGTTAGCCACTCTTGAAGACGGTGTTTCCACGCTTCAGGACTGCATTTTGAAGCTGGTAGAGTCGCACTCTCAGCAGTCTCACTGGATGACCCTGATGGCCAGGCAGGTCAGGCAGATGGCCCATGAGATGGATACAGACATTGAACCACCAAGGATGAACTGATGCATGGAGGAGCAAGGCCAGGGTCGGGCAGAAAGCGTACCCAGATAGATGAGAAAAGGATGTTCACCCTGATCAAGCAGGGTGTGACGTATGAGGAGATAGCCAGAAGGTTTGGAGTGACCAAGGATGCCATCAAGTACGCTGTTAAACATCCTACGCAAGCCGTACAGAAGGATGAAGAACACAGGCCCACTGCCCGAGCGTGGGATTCTGGAGAGAGCCAGGGCTAGAGAACTACTGGATACCTGGGAAGCAACCAGGGACAAAGACCTGATTGAGAGGCATCTGAAGGCCGGGGAGAAGCTGTACGGAGAAGGATCGTCAGACCGCATCAGAAGCCACATGAGGGCTATTCACGACGACAGAAACAGATGAAACCAGAGCCAATCAAGCTGCCCAAGAAGCCCAGATTGTTGCTGAAAGAGAAGCCGCCAGACCAGCGGCAGTTCTCAGTCATACCGATCAGAGCCATCACAGACCGCAGGCTCACCCAGATGGAACTGAGGGTTCTGCTGATGTTCTGCTCGTATTGCAATCGAGGAGGACTGACTTGGGTAGGATTGCAGACCATTGCCAACCACTTTGGGATCAGCCTGAACAGGGCATCAGTGCTAGGTCGGGCATTGATCGCCAAAGGCTACATCAGGATTCTTTACAAGGGTTTCTCGGGTGAAAGAGCACATACTCGGCAGGTAATCTTCAATGACAAACTGAGTCTGGAAGATGTGACTGCAATCTCAGGCGAATCAGCGCCGTTTATGCTGAAGAATCAACAAGTTACAGCAGAAAAAGGAAGCGATATGAGAAAAAAGAAGCAGAACAGGATAACTGACCAGCGGGTTAGCAATCTAGAATTGTCGTTGAATCAGGAAGATATAGACAAAGTTGAAGCACTCAAAAGAGCAGTAGGTGCAGATGTAGTCGATCTAGCCATATCCAAACTAGAACCTAAGTACACAATCGAGCAACTTGAGCAGATGTTAGACAGAATGCTACGTTGATGCAAGCATCTTGGTACTTTCAGGCTACCATCTGGCGTAACTTAACATAATGGACATCGTATTCGAGCCGGTGGGGTGCTAGGTTTGCGTTTCGGTGGCGGGTAGGTGTGCATATGATCTTAGAACCATCGTGCTACAAACGAGACACATTGCCCCCCCCACCCCACACCTAGCGTTGGGGGTACATGACGCAATTTTTTTCTCAAAATCGTCGACGGTTGTTTTTGACGCAGTTATGCTGACAAACAACCTGGCTACTGTTGGATAGTTTTCATTTTTGCGCGGAGCGGCTACCCGATATAGGGAAATCGGGTTTTTTAAGCTAATGCTGACTGCTACTAGTGTGGGCTGTGCTGCCAAGGTCGGTCAGGGTTTCGCCTGTTTGCTGAGTATCACCCCATACCTGGAAGACTTATGTCCACAAGTATGTTCCTGCTACCATTGCTGGCCCACAGAATCAGCACCTATTGTTGGTCATAACCTTTGGAATGTAGCTTCCTTGGGTTGCGTCGGGTAGCGGTACGGACACCCCACACTTTTAGTGTCCTAGAACCTCATTCCTTTGTCAAGGGATTGAAGCAATTTATTTGCGCTGTGCTTGGCCTTTTCTTGGACAGCGGCTACCTTGCGTTTGTTCTTCAGATTCTTCTTGGCAATTTTCTCGTTTGCCAGCTTTTCAGCCAGTTCGGGTTGCCAATCCTTCATGGCCTGGGCCAATCGTGCTTTGTTGATGGACATAAAAAAAGCCTGTAAGGTGTAGCACTGGTCGTGTCCCACAGTTTCCCGCAGGCAATGCTACATCTGACAGACTCTACCCGACACGACTCAGGTGACCACACTATGCCACAAATAAATGTTGCCTGCAATACTTGCATTGTGATAGCATTATTTCGTGTTCAATGCTTCAACTGGAGATAAATGATGGAAGCAAAAGCAGGTGGTAGTTTGCGTAAGAATCCCCGCAAAGAGAAAGAATCACATCCTGACCTGACTGGTACTTGGACCGACACTGACGGAAACAAGTATTGGCTGTCTGCCTGGCGCAATGTCGATCAGAAGTCTGGAGATGTCTGGTGGGGGCTGAAACTGGGTGATCGGGTCAAAGAGCAACCGGCTCGTCCTGCAAAACCCAAACAAGACTACGACGATGTGCCCTTCTGATGACCAACCCCTTCAGGATCACTGAACCCACCTGCATCAGTTTCAGCGGTGGGCGTACCAGCGCGTATATGCTCTGGCGCGTGTTACAGGCTCACAATATGAGCCTGCCTTCAGATGCTGTGGTTTGCTTTGCAAATACAGGCAAAGAAGATGAGGCAACATTAAGGTTTGTGCAGGCTTGTTCTGATAACTGGAATGTTGAAATTCATTGGCTGGAATACCGTAATGCTGATCCAGCTTTTGAGCGTGTTACGTTTGAAACAGCCAGTAGAAACGGGGAGCCATTTGAGGCGTTAATTCATAAACGCCAATACTTGCCTAATCCTGTTACCAGGTTTTGTACGTCTGAACTCAAGATCAGAACTATCCACAAGTACCTTAAGTCGCTTGGATGGGATCACAATGAGCAAATGGATTGGGTTGGAATGAGGGCTGATGAGCAGCGCAGAGCAGCCAAAATATCAGACAAATCTAGAATCCCACTTGTGACTGCTGGCGTAACAAAGGAAATAGTTGGCGAGTTTTGGCGTAACCAGTCATTTGACTTAGAGTTACCAAACATCAATGGTGTCACCTATCATGGAAATTGTGATTTATGTTTTCTGAAAGGTGGGTCACAGGTGCTATCTCTGATTGCTGAAAAACCAGAACGCGGTGTGTGGTGGGCAAAAATGGAGGCATTGGCATTGGCAAGCAAGCCAAGCGGTGCAGTGTTCCGTTCAGATCGTCCATCTTACTCAGCAATGATTAAATTTGCCGCTGATCAGACCGATATGTTTGATGCTAATGAAGAAGCAATTGCCTGCTTTTGTGGTGATTGAATGACTGAGAAAGTCGAAAAGAAAAGCAACGGTTCCTACCCCTCTGTAAAAGGATGGGGTGGGGTTCGTAATGTCGTTCAGCGCATCGAGCGTAGCCAAACCATTGTTGCCAACCGGGAGGCTGTTGCTTATAGCCTGCTGACAATGGCAAACACCAAGATCACTGACATCATGGAGTGGGATGACTCTGGCAATGTCAGGGTAAAAGCCAGTTCCAAGATTCCTGAACACGCACTGCAATCCATCAAGAAGATCAGCCAGCG